ACCTTCGGGGGTTTCACCCGGAGCCACCGCCTCGATCCAGTCGGATGCACTACCTAGAGTTTCGTATTTAAACACCGTAGTTTCCCACGCAGCTTGTATTGCCATAGCAATCGAAAAGAAGGCATCCCCGTGCCCCATAGGGGTAACAGGTGCCTTCAAATCATTATTAACAGAAATAATCTGTTGTGTTTGTCTCTCATCTTTTAAAAGTTTTAAATTGCCACTATGTACGGTTTTCTCAAAAACTTGAGCCATAGTCATTTTACTTTTAGCGGTGAAGACCATAGGCCACCAAGTTTGGTCTAATCCACGATCTTCTAATTCTCCCCTTGTATTATCAATATACCCTTTTTCTAGCTGAAAGTTTTGTGAAACTTCGTTTAAAAACTCTATTTGATCGGTATAATTCCAACCATCTAACCATGTTTGATTAATCTGCTTTAACACATCACCTTCTCTACTAAAAATTACGAGATGGGATGGGTGACGTTTTTTCCCTACATCAAATCCTGCGAAGAGTTGTTCGTTGGGGCGCTTTTCATATTTAGTATGGGCACTAAATGTACGTAAACTTTCATCTTCACACTTAGAAACGTCTTCTCTGTTAAAATAAGACTCCGTTTGAAAGGAAGGTTGTAGTAAAAACTCTGACGCAAAAGATTTAGGTCGTGCTTTTTGTTGTGCTAACAACCAATCTTCCGAATACAGTTCAGGCATAAGAACTCGCCTTGTTGGGGTTGGGTCTAGTGCGGGTAATACTCGTGACGTAAAACGGGGGTCTCTTTGTAACTTAGCTAAAATATCATCCGGTAACATAGGAGTCCCAAGTACAATAACTGGTGTATCTCGATTTGGTATGAACATAGTTTCGGTCATGAAATGATCTTCAATTTTATTCATCTCTCCCAACTGTAATGGGTTTTCTGGGTCTCTAAGAATGTCATCTGCAATTAGAGCGCCATTGACATGCATACCTCTTTTGAACGAAAACAATCCCCCGTGCAATATCTCGATAGGTTTATTATTTACGGTATATCTAAATTGAAACTCGGCGCGGGTATTTCGTGGTTTTATCCAATCCATTAAAATTGGATTACGTTGGACAGTCTTATTAATTTCAGAAATATGATAACGCGCCATCGTATCACTATAAGATAAATAGAGAATTGACGTATCACGCTTCGCTTTTAACAGCCGCCAGATACTAAAGGCATGTCCCAGTAAGGTGCTTTTAAAATGAAATCTAGGCAGAATAGCAACATAATTTTTCTTGTCTTCTACTGCCTGTTCTACATCGTTCGTAATCACATCTACATGCCATGCTTTAAATAACTCAGGTCGGTCATAACTCTGCGACCAAATATTTCGCACAAACTCTTGAAAACTCCCAACCTTAGCTTTCTGTACAGAAGATAATCCTTCCGATAATTTTTGTAATGCGTCTAAAACTGTTACGTCTTTATTTGATGTTTGGGGAAATGCCACTAGTTCTTTGACCCTGCTTGTTGAATAATACCCTGAAAACGTGATGCTATACGTCCGATAAGCTTCTCATCCGTAATCTCCTCAACTAAAACATTTAGGATATCTTGAACGAATTGAATATTAATCAAGCCCTTCATGGTTTCCCGTTCTCCCTGAATACTCATATCAATTGTTCGGGCAGCAGTTCCAGCATCATGAAACTCTAATCCCTCTAAATCATCCTCCGCCTTCACTCGAAGTTTTCCATAAATATTTAAATGGTCTGTATTCAATCGTGCAAATCGTTGACTTTCCGTTTCCATTATTGCTGAAGTTCCCGCACTCTGTATTTCCAACCGTTTCTCATCCCAATTAAATTTTTTTGACCACGCATAAACTGTAGAGAGGGTAATGTTAATTCCAAACTTATCGGAAATTTTTTCAGTGATTTGTTTTGCAGATAGGTCACCAGTGATATACAAACTCATAGCTTCTAACCTAACTTCTGGAGATATAATTCTAGGCATTAATGTACCCCAAAGGCTTCGGTACCATGTTCTGGACTTTGGGAATCAACGTTACCCCCATAAGGAGTACCGTCTGATTGTAATAATTTACTAAAATCCATATATCCAGTTTTATTTGATGCAGCAACAAAACAAGCAGGAACTTTAAATTTAGCCCCCGCCGAAAAAAATGTTTTAAATTCAATACCAATTTCATCTCGTGTGCAAACTCCTCGCCAAACATGGTCTCTTTCACTAATTGGTTTATAGTGGACATTATTTCTAAGGGTTCCGGTAGTTCTTTGAGTATCTTCAAACTGTTTATTATTTACACAATCATAATATTTACACCAAACTACTACACCATGTTGTTTCTTGAACTCCTCAAGGGTCATATCTGATGGTAGTTTATCCTCATAGGTTATCGTCTCTGGTTCTCTACCGGGACTCATATAAAAGGTCTTTGGCTTTTCTGTCTTAGGCATTTATTTCTCCTCTTCTTTTCGCCCACAAAGCGATACAGGCGGCATCCGCATAATCTTGTTCGGGGAATATATCTCCCCACTTGTCTACAGCATATTTTTTAATGTCTGGTTTCCCTGCATTACCCTTACCCAAAATTTGTTTTTTCCAACTCCGATTATCTACAGGATAACAAAGGATTCCCTTAGTATGTAACATGTATTTCGCAACACTTACCACGCCAGAAATTTCCATAGTAGTCTTGGCGTTTTGGATATAAATTGCTGCCTCTATTGCAGAACACTGTATTCCATTATACTCTAATTCTTCGTTAAGGTACACCCCAAAATTATCAAATATTTGGAAAAGTCGATTATCAAAAGCATCTTTAGGGGTTGAATGAAATTTTAACTTAGAAACTATTTCTTCTAGATCATTAACAATAACTCCATGTACCGCTTTAGAAGAGCAATCTAATCCTAAATAATTCATCGTTGGCGATCTCCCATAGTTCGTAATCCCACAACTCGTGAAACAGACGCATACGCTTTATCGTAAGCTTTCAGCGTTCCAGTTAGTTGTTTCACCGCCGACTCTGTTTCAATGACTTCTTTACGTAACTCCCATAATTGTGGATACGAATTCAAAGATTCACCTCGTAGTTCTTCTCTGGTTGGTTTCTTCTTCCCATTCTCTTCTCTATCGGTGGCTATCTTATTCATAGCTTTTGCTAATCCATCATCAAAAGCCGCTTGGAGTGCGGACAAGGTACTATCAAGTTTTGCAACTTCAGCTTCAAGATAACTTGTATAACCCCCAAACATAGCTAAATAACTTTCAAGACCCTCGTTTGAAGTAGCTGCGTAATCACCTAAAGGTAACTTTGGAAGATTGGAGATATCAACATCAAAAGAAGAAACCTGTAGATCAGCTTTCAGTCTACGTCGGACATTACCTAACGCTTTCATTGGAGTCCAGTTTTCCGACTTATCCCCCTCTTTATACTCAACCATTTTTTACTCCTTTACACTTACACCAAACATCGCCGGTACAAGTGTCTGGTAACTTTGTCATATTCATAATAGTTATACAGCGTTCCAACAAAGTTTCCCAAACTTTTACATCCCGCTCTACTTTAAAAGCCTTTAATTTCTGATCATTTTTATTCTCATACAATACAATTCCATAATCTTTATTTAGTAAGTTTAGATAAATTTGTAGCTGTATGAAATGATCGTGTTTTGGGGAACCCTTTAGTTCATTAAACCCCCTATCATTAATTGACTTTAATTCCAACACCGCCTCACCCTTAGTTGGGTGAGCAATAATAAAATCTAATCGTCCACTGATAGGCGGAGACGCTAACTTTAACGGCTGCTCACGAGCGAGTAGGATATTCATCTTTGTAAAATACTTAGTCATACGATCCTCTAAGGACGACCCTGTGTCAAAGATACGTTTTACTCTAGGGTCTAAATCTTCCCACGGGAGTATCCCATTAAAAGATGCGTAGAGATATTTATCACAGGTACTACCTAACGCAGACGGGTAAAACACCTGCCCACGGTGGGGAGACATCTTCCCCTTTAAATGCTCATCTAATACCTTGAGGAAATCTTTATCTTGATTACTAACTCTAGGACTAGACTTACGTTTTGCAGGTTTCTTTTTT